GTACCGGGATTGACGCGCCACCAGAAACCCACTGCAACGCGGGGCCGACGATCCGCCACTGCTCGGTCGGCTGATTGTCACTCACGGTGAACCAACCAAGATCTACCGCTTCAACACCGCAGCGGAACGTCAGCAGCAGCCTTGAGCCAGCCGCGGAGAGCGGTTCATCGAAACCCCACGGGGCGAGGCGGCCGGTCGGGTCAGCTACCGTCACACTAACCTTGCCCTGCACGAGGGTGTTGTCAGCGCCGTCCCACCCGATAGACCATGTGCTAATGGGCAAGGATGGCTCCTTGAGCGTCCCGTCGTACCATGCCGCGACCGTCAGCCGGGCGTCAGGAACGGACCCACCCAAAGCGTCGAGCATCCCCGCCGATAGCGTTCTCACAAAGGACTCCTAGAGTGTGCTGAAGATGAGCGGGTTTTTCTGCCAGTCCAGATACGTGGTGGCTGCGGCTCGGGTTTGGATCTGGTCGTACGTGTAGCCGGCCAGTAGCTGCTGGACTTGGTCGTAGGTCACGGAACCGGTGACGGCGGCTTGAAGGACGGCCGCGACAAGGTCACCTGTTACGGCCCATGCGGTCAGGGCGCCGCCCCAATGGACAGTCACCGGCTGCTCCATCACCTGCGCCTGCAAATAGGCAAGCGCAGGAAGCGGCACCATGTCCGCCGTAGTTCTCAGCAGGAGAATCGGCGTGCCTTGCGCGATGGTCCGGAACGCTGATGCCGTGGTGCTATCGTCCGATTTCATGGAGGTGTTGACCCCGGATGCGGCACTGACCTGCCCGCCGAACGCGACAGGATAGGCCGAGCCCATAACGTCGATGGATCCCGACTTGTTCTTGTAGGCCACGGATTTCAGTGATGGCCCGTCAATGGTGAGGTATCCCGGATTGACGCCACCAGTCATTACCGGCAGGCACTTGTCAGGCTGGAGCGGATCCTGCAACCACGCCGTATCGCTCGGCAGGGTGATGGTTGCCGAAGCGACCACCACCCCATTGACGAGTAGGGAGTACGTGGTGGGCCGGTTGATTGGGGCGCACCAGTCAGTATCGACGTAGGAGTCGATGAACTGTTTCGCCCGCCACCCCGGAACCGTTTCCGTCCGCCCCTCGCACAAGCGAGTCAGCGCGAACGTCGTTGTGACCGCCACGCCTGAGACTGTGACCCGTATGGCTGGCGGCGTGCCGTCCACTGTTTCCAGCTCCAGGACATATAGCCCGCCTGTCGAATAGACGACACTCATCGGCGCATACCTCCTACTTGACGGGCAACTCCGGCTAGCTTGGCGTCAGCGACTTGACTGGCAACTCCAGTGAAGGTGCCCATTAGTTCCCCTGAGTCAAGGACGAGCGTCCCCGACATAGCGACGGGACCAGCCTGGCTAAACCCACCCATTGATGCCGGCGCAGTAGGGGCAGGGGCTGCATACGTTGGGCGCACGCCGCCATTGTGTAGCTGCTTGCGGAATGCGTAGACCGCGGACTGGCCGCCCATCGCGTCCACGTCGTCATCGGACAGGACGTGCTCACCCGGAGCGAGGACCGCACGGACGGAGTCAACACCCTTTGCGCCCTTGCCGTAGACCGCGCCACCGATTGCGTATGCCTGCGTCATATTGGACATGCCAGCATCCCCGGCGCGGTCGCGAACAGCGGTCCCGGATTCCGTGTACTGAACGTGGATCGAGACTTCCTTGTAGTCCCGGATGGCGTCAACAGCACCCTTGATGCCTTGCAGTTTTGCCATCGAGTCGGCGTAGTTCTTGATCGCCGTGTCAATCGGCACGTCCTTGGGAACGCCCATGACCTTGCGGGCCATAGTGTCGGCCTCGTCACCAGTGATACCGAACTTTCCAGCGGCGGCGATCAGTGCGTCGTAGGTGCCATGCAGGTTCCCCTGCACCGCATCCTGAGACTCGCCAGCTTTAGCCATCGCCTCGGCAGACTTGAGGCCAGCACCAGCGATCCCATCGAAGGCCGCTTCGTTTGCGCGGCCCTTCTCGGTGCTGATATCCAGCGTTGTCCCATTTGCCTTGACTGAGGCGTCAAGGTCGTCGATGGACTTCTGAAAGTTCCGGGCAGCATCACGAGCGGATAGGGTAATGAGCCCGGACGCGATCATGGACGTGACCAGCTTGTCGAGATTCGCGATGGCGCCGGAAGCTGACAGGCCCATGTCGTCGAGCGCCTTCTGCTGATCCGCCGTGGCCTTGGCCGCGAGGTCAGCGGCCTTTGCCTGCCCCTCCGTAGAGGCTTGCGCGTCCTTCATTTTCTGAGGGATTCGCCCGACAGCAAGATCCAGTAGTTCGGTCGGCTCCAGCGAGACTTTCATCTCAGTTGCGTACTTCCGCAGCGAATCCATGTACTGCGGGAAGGACTTGGCTGTCGTCTCCAGAGATACGCCCTGCTTTTCGGCCGCAACTTTGATCTTCAGGAAGTTGCTAGACGCGATATCGAAACTCCCAGACCCGGCAAAGTTCGCCAATGACCCGTCAAGCTTGTCGAGCTGCTCGCGTGCCGGCTTCAGTGAGTCAGGGATGTGAGCGACGTCGTTGAACCACTTATTGACGCCCTCATCAAAGTTCATGTTGTTGATGCGGAAGATCGCGTCACCAACGCCATTGATTCCCTTGGCTGCGTTATATCCGCCATCGAAGGACTTGAACAGGTCGTCCACTGACTTGGTGCCTGTGTTCTGCATGTTCATCAGGGCTTGCGTGGTTTCTTCTGCGCTCTTAGCGACAGGCATTAGCGCATTGCCCACTGCTGCTGCTGCCACCAAAGCGGCGACGCCGATAGCAGCGACCGCAGCGGCCTTGCCTACTCCGGATATAGCAGATGTCACGGCCGGGCTCGCTGCTGCCTTTAGCGCTTGGATTGCCTTTACGGAGTCGTAAACCTTCGGGATAACCGTCAGAAGTCCGCCCACCAATAGTGCGGCGCCACCAGTAATGGAGGCCAGTGACATAACCAGGCCCTTGCCGGCCGGGTCCATGTTGTTGAAAGCGTTGATGGCGTTGGTTATGCCCTGCACAACCGGGCGCAGGAATCCATCTGAGGCGGCACCCATCCCGATGAGTCCAGTCTCAAAAGCGGCCTGCAACTTCTTGAAGTCGCCATTAAGGGAGTTCATCTTGCCAGCGGCTTGTGCCGCCGCGAAGCCCTGGTCATTCACGTCCGTGATCCATTTTTGGATCCCGGTCGAGCCTTCCTTCATGAGGACAGACGCGGCCCGCATAGCGTCAGTGCCGAAGATCGTTGACAGTGCGGCGTTACGCTGAGCGTCCGAGAGCGGCCCGAGCTTGTCGTGCAACTGACCAGCTAGAGCCGTTACGCCAATGAATGCGCCGTGCGAGTCGTAGGCCGAGATCTTATAGTCATCCAAAGCCTTCTGCGCCTGCTTCGACGGGGACGCCAGTGAAAGGAACATCGTCTTCATGGACGTGCCGGCGTCTGAACCCAGCAGGCCGGCGTTGGCGAACGCTGACAGAGTACCGACAGTGTCGTCAATCGTCAGCCCGAACTGGGAGGCGATCAGACCGCCCTGCTTTAGCCCGTCACCTAGCTCCGAAACACCACCAAGGGCCTTGTCGGCACCGGCCGCCAGGAGGTCAGCGACGTGCGGAACGTCCTTACCCTTGAGGTTGAACTGCGTCAGGGCAATCGTGGCAATCTCGGTAGCTTTGCCGACGTCGATCTGGCCGGCAGACGCAAGGGCAAGAGCGCCAGGCAGCGCACCGCCCAACATCTCCTTGACGGTCACGCCAGCCTTGACCAGTTCAATCTCGGCGTCAGCCACATCGTTAGCGGACAGTCCGAAAGCGGAACCCATCGTCATTGCTGACTTAGACAGGACGTCCATCTCAGCAGCAGACGCATGGGAAAGGGACTGCACCTGAGCCATGCGCCCCGCGAACTCGCTATACGCATGCACGGCCAGACCAATGCCGGCGATGATAGCCCCGCCCATAACAGCCGCGTCCTTGCCAACGGTCTCCATGTGTCCGCGGTTACGCTCCACGAACCCCTGAGTTGCGCGGCCAGCCTCCCCTGTGGCCTGCCCGTACCGTGAGAAACCAGCCCCGGCAGCGCCAAGGTCACGCGTTGCATCATTCAAGCCCCGCGACAACGCTGTGGTGTCAGCCCGGACGACAACATCAATCACATGGTCATTAGCCAAGGGGACTCCTATTTAATTCAGGGGGACACTGCTAGGATCGGCCGCATGACAACTGACATTGGGGTAAAGAAGACCGGCTCACGCACCACTGGGACCGGGCTGGTCATTGCAGCCATCGGCGCCATATTGCTTATCGCCGGGATCGTTGGCAGTGGAAGCGGGTCAATACTGTCCGTACTGCTGATCGCAGCCGGGCTAGTCGTCGCCGGAATTGGGTTCGCCCGGCGCATACTTGCCGCAGTGGAGAGCCGCTAGCCCTGCACCTTCCGCACAACCCAGACATGCCCGGCGCGGTCAACGTCCGGGTACTGCTTGTAATACTGATCCATTGCCTGGTCACGTGCTTGCGCGGCGTAGTCCACGAGCGGCAGGCCCGGCTTGCCCTCCAGCCCGGCGACGAACCTGTACTTCCGTTTCGCATTGCCGGGGTCAGCGTCAGGCGAGACAGCCTCAGAGAGTAGTTGTCCGTGTGAGCCGAGGTCCGCTTCGTAATCAACCAGCGCGGCCAGCAGTTCATATTGCGAGGCGTCAAACTCTGGGTCAGGGGTGGAAGCTACAAGCACGCCGTCTGCGTACTCGTGGCGCGTGGTCGGCTCCCAGCCCCAGAGTCGCCTGGGCGCTATTCCGAGGTCACGGGCGAGTCGGACGTCCCGGTAGAGTCGGGCGTCTTCGTGGAGTCTTTTTTTAGGAAACCAACACCCGCCCACCCATCGGTCTCATTCAGCCGGGTCACGGCGCCCCAGATCCGGTCAAAGTCCCCGCCGGAAAGGTTTTCCCACAGGTCGGACCACTCGTCAGCCGGGATGCTCTCGGTCTTGTCGCCGTCGACCAGCCAGCCACCCGCCTCAGCGGCAGCCTTAGTCACAGTGACCGTGTCGTAACCCTTCCGGGAATCAACAGCAACACCCTCACGCGGGGGACGTAGGGCGATGATCGCATTCCAGCGGTCGAAGGACAGCGCACGGAACCGGAGCGTCACCAGATCCTCGCGCATGGTTTCCTCAAGCGCATCAATCCTGGCCTGCACTTCAACGGTTGCGGGCGGGCCCATGGTTGCACGCGGAGCGTCGGCGGCTTCACCAAGTTCCTTATACAGCCGGTCACGGGCAACACCAGCCTCACCATCGAGGCAGACATCGACGTCTTCAAAACGGAATGTGGCCTTATCCAGGCTCTTACGCAGCTTCGACATAACAAACTCCTTGGGTAGTGGGACTACAGAGTGGGACAGGTGCAACAGGTGGAAGCCTGCGCGCCCGCGGTCCCACAACACACGGGCGCGCAGGAGTTTCTAGGCGATCAGGACCGCGTCAGTCTGCACGGCGCCGGTCACGAAAAGCTTCTGCTTCTTCGTGAACAAGCCATTGGCAACCGGCGCGTTCTTCGCCTGAACACCGGCACGGATCGGGATGACATCGACCTTCTGGCCAACGGTCCATGCGGTGGCATTCGGAATCGCGTAACGGACAACGATCCAGCCGACAGCATCCTTCGTGAGTGCAGCGGAAGCGATGTCGCCGGAATCGCCGTAGACGTACTCGACTTCCAGGGTTTCCTTGACGCGGCCGGCCTGCTCAAAGAGCTGAGTGTTAGTCAGTCGGTCATCGGTTACGGTGTCCTGCGCCGTGGCCCGGTTGAATCCGCCCGGCGTGAGGGAGTATGTGATTGCCTTCGTGGTGGTGGCCACCAGGTTAGCGACAGACAGTGCGTTGCCCGTAGGGACGTAGGCAACCAGAAGGTTGCCGTCAGACGCTACGCTGAGGGGTGTGGGTTCTAGAGCCAAAATGAATCTCTCCTTATTAGAGTCGAATGAACATCGACAGGTTTTCGGGTCCAAACCATTTGGCGCCCTTTGAGGAATTGCAACTGCGGCATGCGGGGCGAAGATTCGCTAGCATGTGATACCCGCCAGCCGCTAGCGGCTTGACGTGATCTATGGTGTCGGCCTGCTTGGAGCACATCCAGCACGCCCCGCCCCAGTAGTTGATTTTTTCCAACACGCTGGAAGCTTTGATTGGATGCACCTGAGTGCCCCTCTTCCGGGCGCGGCGTCGATGTTCTCTAAGGGCTAGCGCTCGGGGGTTGGCCTTAGCCCACGCCCTGGATGCAGCCCACGAACGCTCACGATTGGCCCGGTACCACTCAATGCTTAGCTCCCGGTGGTGATCCCTATTAGACTCACGCCACTTGCGAGAATTCTCGATCAGGCGCACCCGATTTAGAGCTTGGTAGGCGCGATGATACTCAGTCTTATACTTCTTGTACTCTGGCGTCTTCCCGCGCACTAAGTAACGAGCGCGTTCGGCGCAGACTCCCGAACAGTGCATTGAGTCAGCGCGACTCGGCATGAATGACAGTTTGCAAAAGACGCATGGCTTTTCGGTCAATTCCGGCGTGCCCCGGAGTCGCTTTGCGTTCACCTTTTGGCAGCCCGTAGAACATGTGCCATTGCGTGTCGAGCTTGGCCTAAAGTAAGTCCCGCATACGACGCATGGGGTTGTCGGCCTGGATGCGATCTGCGCGGCTCGCTTAGCCCTCTTGGCGGCGTTTAGGCAATCGGCGCACGCGCTCTGGGAGCTTGAATAGGGGCTACTGCATCGGGGGCATTGTCGGGTAGCATGGGGCATGTCAGCACTCCTCTAAAGTGTTGGTCAAGCCCCCGGATGGTTACAGCCATCGCGGGGGTTCTTTACTGGTTGTTGCCGTCAGACGGCGGTTCTTCCGGCGACGGTTCTGCCGCGGGATCCTGTGCGAGTGCCTGCGCAGCACCAGCGGCCAGAAGCTCGCCTATGTGCGCGGCATCTTCTGAATCAAGGGGGGTGAAGTCGTCGGGCCAACGCTCAAGCCAGGTTTCATCAACCGTGCCCTCGTCGCCCGTGTGGTTATTGAGCACGCGGATTTGTGCCATTGGTCTATACCAGCCAATCAG